CCTCGCGCGTGATCTTCGGCGTCCCTACGTCGAAAAACGGCACGCCCATCGCGCCCAGAATGCTCCCGCCCACGCTGGCTGCCACATTGACCGCCTTCGTTACCGTGCTGGGGATCTGCGACGTGATCGCCCCGACAACATCCCCGATTAGTTTGATAATCGGGTTTACATTCACGTTCACCGAGGTGTCGTAATTCCCGCCCTCGATGGCCCCGGTCACCTGCCCCTCGATATCATCCATGTCGACGCCCAGCATCGCGGCCACCATGGCGTAAATCGAAACGTCGAAGTTGGGATCTTCTTCAAGCGTGCCCATCACCATCTGCCGGAACATACCTGCCAGTTTGGGCGTGTCCATGCCAATGTCAGCCTGCACCGCCAGTTGCAGGAAGTACGCGAAGTCGTCCATATTGCCGGATGCGAGGATGTCGCCCAGCTTCTCGCTCACCGCCGTCCGCATCTCGTCCGATGGCGTCGCAATCCCCAGCTCCAGCGCCAGCGGAGCCAGCATCTTGAGGCCCGTGATATCACCCTCGCCGGCGAGCTTGGCAAGTGACTCCGTGAGCGCGTTGCGCGCCTCGAAGCCCATGTCGTTGGCCCACTGCTTCACCATGGCCGAGTCGCTGGGCAGCACGCTCGACATCAGCACCGTGCTCATGTTGCCGTCGCCAAAGTCCACTCCGAACGACATGCCGCTCAGATCCATGTCCTCGCTGCCCAGGTGATGCCCGAGAAGCTGCGTGAAGCTGTCGACGAACGTGCTCGTGAGTTTGAGCGCCTTGATATCGGCGATCTGCGCGTTGACGTTCGGCGCAATATCGATCGTGCCGCCGCTCATCTCGTAGATCGCATCCCGCAGGCCCCCGACCATCTCCAGCACCGCAATCTGGACGTCGCGCACCATATTGTTGAACCAGCGCCCGACCCGGTCGCTCAGCCTGCCGATGATCACGCCGAGCGTGTTGAATGCCTCGCCCCACGCCGCCAGCCCCTGCTGGACGCCCGTGTCACTGATGAGCGCGATCAGCCCGCCCACAGCCAGTACCAGCAGTCCAATCGGCCCGGACAGGAACAGCGCCGCAACTCTCAACCCAGTTATAGCGGCAGCAAACCCGCTCACAATCGTGCCCCCAATCAACAGTGCTGCACTAAGTGCCGCAGCCCCACCCACGAGCAGAATAATCTGCTGTGTCAACTCAGGGTTCTCTTCCGCCCAATCTGTAAACTTGTTTACAATCTCAGTGATGTTTTTCACCATTGGCTTGAGAACGTCGTCATTGAACGGGGTGAATACCTCAATCATTGCGGTTTCAATCGAACCTTTGAGGGCGTTCACTTTGCCTTCAAGCGTCTCGTTCTTTGCGGTTGCCACATCGGTGGCCGAGGCTTGCTCATACATGCGGTCTTTCATCTCATCGATGGACATGCTGTTGAGCAGAGCATTTTGACCGAGAATGCCATAGCTACCCGCAAGCGTCTGCATGTACTGATGCTGTTCTTGGAGCGGCATGTTATCGAATTTCACACCGAGCTCAGTCATTACTGTGTCAAGATCGCGCATGTTACCAGCGCTGTCGTACATCGAAACGCCGAGCTTGGCCCACGCGCCTTGAACTTTATCGGTGTCACGAGCCATGTTGAGCAGCATGCTTTTAAGCTGCGTTCCGGCCTCTGCGCCCTTGATACCGTTTTCGCTAAAAATCGCGAGGATCGCGGCGGTCTCATCGACGCTCAGACCAAATAGGTGGGCAATACCACCAACGTTCGCGAAGCCTTGACCAAGGCTGGCAATGTCAGCGCTGGAAGCTCCCGCGGCCAAAGCAAGCGATTCCGTGACCATTGCTGCTTGGTTGTACCCGGTCATCATCTCCGTGATGCGGGTTCCGCTCAAACCGGTGGCATCGATAAGTTCGCGAATGCCATCGGATACCCCACCCTGCTCCCCGCCAGACATCAACCAGCGATTGTATTCTTTCCACTGATCGCTGCTGATTTCCAATGTGTCCGCAAGCGTCTGGATCTCGGGCGTCAGCACCTTGCTGGCATTCCAGATCTCGTAGACTTCACCAACGCTGACGTCCAGTGCCTCAGCCAACTGATAGATGGGATCGGTTTCGAGTACATCAATACCGTTACCGAAATCAGTAAACATCTGATCAGTAACGCCAATCTCGGAGCGAAGTGCCGCAAAGTTCGTCGGCACGGTCGTAAGCTGAATATTGAATGCGGCCATGATATCGGTAAGCGTGTCGGCGGTCTTGCCAAGCCCCTCCCCGCTGGCTGCAGCAGCCACCATCACCGAGTCGATTGTAACCATCGCCTCATCAATGTTCTGACCGCTCGCGAGAAGTTCAAGGAATGCATTTGCCGCGTCCTGCGCACTGAACACGGTATCTGCTCCAAGCTGCTTGGCCTTGTTAGATACCATATCCAGCTCGTCGCTGGTAAGCCCGGCACGCACCTGTATCTCAGCCAGCGCCGACTCGAAATCCATCGCGGTATTGATTCCGGCTAGCCCAAACCCGGTCAGCGGCGCAAGCGCCAGTGAGAGGTTCGTGCCGAGTCGGGTCATGCTGCCGCCAAGCGAGTCGAGCTTATTCTCGAACCCGCTCTTGAAATTGCCGACCTTGTTATTGGCCTCGTTGATGCCCGCCGTCAGCCCGGTGATGTTGGCCCCGATGACCACCGACAGGCGCGCTACTACAGACATCGTGCGCTCCTCGTGTACTAAGACCAGAGTACGCACGCTGTCAAACGCAAAACGCGCGGCCTCCGCCGCGCGTCATCCGAACCAGTTGTGCTCGGGCTTGAACTCGTTTTGAGCCTGTATCACCTGCAGGATGTCAATCACATCCTGCGGGTTTTCCTGCTTCAGCCGGTCGATGTAGTCGAGCGGCCATTTGAAAAGCTGCGCCAGCCGGACACGCGTGTATCGCCACGTGTCCTCGTCATTCAGCGGGCTCTCGTACTTCAGGTGCAGATAGATCCTCAGTGAGAAAGTACGAGACCTCCTCGGTCGCCTCCCGCAGCATCTTCTGCATAAGTGGGCGGAACAGCGTGTAGTAGGGCAGCTTCAGCAGGTGCTCCGGATCGCCGTGCTTCCCGTCCGGGCTGCCGATCATGAACGTCGCCATAAGCTCCGCCATCCGCCGCGGGTTGACCGACGTACCCTCGGCATCGAGGATCGTCTGCAGCTGCTCGGAGTTCATGCTGCTCAGATCAAACGCGTAAGCGTCCAGCGGCGTGCTGATCTCCTGCTGCGCCTCGTTGATCAGTCGCAGCACCTTGAGCATCTGGCGCACCGGCATCAGCCGCCACGTTTTGACGTCTGCCGGGTCTCCCCAAGACGCCGGGCACTCGACCACAACGCGCGGGAAAATCGCCGTCATGTCGGGAATGCGCCGCACCACCGGGAACTCTGCCGCCGTGATCTTCGTCAGGTCGAGCCTGACGGGAGTCTCCTCCACGCGGGCTGCGCTGTGCTTGATGATCTGCGCGCGCTTGGCTTTCGAGGTAGTCATAGGTGTCCTTCGCGTTTACAAGACGAAAGGGGCTGCCAAGCAGCCCCGGCTGTTAGAACGTATCGCCCAGCGTCGCGTTGAACAGGTAGTCAACGCCCACATTGACGAACTCGACTTCGATCTCGACCAGCTTGCCGGAGTCCTGCGGGCTGTTGAGCTTCTTCACCTCAAGCAGCCAGCCCCACTTCGGCTTACCCGCCGCGTTGCCTTCCGGCCCCCACACCAGCTCGCCGCGTGCGCCCTGATGCATCTTGGCGCGCACCGCCTGCCCGTCGGCGCTGATGCGATAGGCCATTTTCAGCTTGGGCGCGATGACCTCGCGGATCTTCTGCTGCGTCTCCAGCTTGTTCGCGCCAGCCGTGTTGTTCTCGTAGCTGGCATCAAAGCCGGGATCGAAAGTCTTGTACATCGTGTGGATCTGCAGCGCGCTGACATCCCCGTCCTTTTTCCACGAGATGAATGCGCTTGCGCCTGTCAGATCGGTAATGGTATCGACCATGCTGCACCTTTCCCTTACTCAGATTTGATTGCACCTATACGATAGATCCCGCCGGCGTACCAGATCCGCCGCCCGTCGCGCTGCTCCATAAACCTGAACCCGGACGTCTCCTTGCACCAGTAAACGCCCCATCCCTGTATCGCCGGGTTAGTGTCGTTGAGCGCGTTACGCACAGCCGCCGCGACCCGCGCGCACTGCTGCAGCCCGCCGCTCGCGTCATCCGTGACCGCCTTGACGTTGTAGCTGATCTCGACCTCGTCGGTCGGTGTGTTCTCCGGGTCGAGCGATGACATGAACGAGATGACGACATAGGGCATAGCTGCGTCGCCCGGAGCGAGATCCTGATACACCTTCTCCCCGACCAGCGCCACAAGCGCCGGGTCGTTGATCAACTGCTGCCGCACGCCGGTGTCAAACGCCTCAATCATCGTCCCAGCCCCGCCAGAAAGTTCTGGAAAAACTGCGTCACTTCCTTTTGCAGCTCGTCGATCGTCGGCGTCATGAAGGGGCGCGCCGGCATCTTTTCCGTACCCAGTTCGAGGTACTCGCCATATTCCGCGCCCACCGCGATAATCTGCTCAAGCTCCCCGCCGTCCTCCACCTGGATCGACCCGGCTAGATTGCCCGTATCCGTGTTTGGCGGTTGGCCCGGAGCAGCCGCGGTCACCGTGCGTTTCGGGTTGTAGCGCACCTGCGGCGTGCCGGGGCTGGGCGTCTGGATCTTCTGCACGGCAAGGTTGCGCCCGTGCTGGGCCAGCGCCCGGATAGCGGCGTCTGTGTCCTCGCGGCTTGTCGCTTCCCCTTGCGGCAGATCGTTCCACTCGATCTCGACCTTGAAATCTTCGCTCATGCCTGCACCCGCACGATCCGCGCCTGCAAAAACACCGCGTCGCTGATCGGTCTTTTGATCTCGAATACCTCATGCTCGACCATAGCGATGCGGACAAGGTCTTTAGCCTGCAGATCGGTTCCAACCGGCAGGACAATCTCGAACGTTCCCCTGCGAACTTCCTGCATGCCCGAGGCCATATCGGTGTCTTTCGTGTTGTCCGGCAGCACCCGGCAGGGAACCTCTGCCGCGATCACCGCCGTCTCCAGCGTGATGTAGCCCGCCGCCGAGACCGTCTCTGTCTCGCGCAGGATGTCACACCGATCCACCAGATACCGCTGGCCGGCACGCTGTAAACGCGTTTGCATCCAGCCCGGCATGCTCATTCGCGATCCCCCCGCGTCGGCGCGATCACCGACCCGCTCAGCGTCATGCCGTCATCGTCCAGCCCCTCGCTGGCGACGATCCGCGCCCGGATCGCGCTGTAGTAGCGCGTCGCTGCCGCAGGATCGAGCTTGAGCCAGTCCGCGGTGAAGCTGGGCGTCGCCGCCAGCTGCGCCACGATGTTATCGATCAGCGCCACAGCCGCCTCAGCCCACGCCCCGTCCTTGTCGGCGATCACCGCGTTAATGGTCTCGTCGTCAAAGATCGGCGCGTTCGCATCGGTGTCCCCGATCGCAAACCGCACGCGCGCTAGGTCGTCAAACCCGCCGGAGAGATCGAACGTGAACGTCATGCTACTTCGCCTTCGCCGCTTTCGCCTGCGGCTCAGCCTCGGCCTGCGCTTTCGCCAATAGCTGCTCGACCGCGTTTTCGAGGCTCGCCAGACGCTCATCGATCGAGCGCAGGTAATCGCGGATCTCCTCCAGCGACTCCTCCTGTCTGCGAGCCAGTGCGTCACGTGTTGCCATGGTTACGCTCCTCAGTCTCAGAGGGGCGCACTGCGCGCCCCTTCACTCACGATGACAGGCTTAGTAGGCGTAGCCCGACGGGATGTCGTAGCTGCCCGAAGCCTTGAAGTGGTACACGATCCCGTTGAGGCGGTTCCCGACGCCGTATCCGAAACGGTTACGGTACTGGGCGCTCATCAGCGGGTAGGTGTTGTCCTGAGCCACGAGCGTAATGCCCTCGCTCAGCCCCAGCGCCGCGCGCACGTTCGGCGGATCAAGGCGCTTGAACAGCGGCTTGGGCGCATCCGGATCAAACGCCAGCGCATAGTTCGCGGGGATGTAATCCCACTCCGACACCCACACGCCGTTCGAGCGGCCCGCAAGCCGGCCCGGGATGTTCGGCAGGTTGATCGGGACGTCCGTGTCCTGCCCGCTCCGGATGTTGATGTCCTCCACCGGACGGAAATCCGGCAGCGCCTCGTACTTGGGCAGATCGTCCGGGTTGACCAGCATCGCATGGTTGGCGAAGCCGGCGCGCCGACCGAAATAGCTCTCCAGCTTGCGGCGAGCCGTGACCAGCGGGTTGTTCGTGCTGCTGATGGCCGACACGAGGTAGTTGGTCACGATGTAGTGATTCTGCTGCGCCTCGCTGCCGCCGCCGATCGTGGGCGGGTAGATCGTCCCGTCCTGATTGGCGAGCGGGCGGATCGTCAGCAGGCCGCCGGTGTCGTCGTCGAAAACCCACGAACCGCTGTTGAACACCAGACGCAGCATTTCCAGCCGGCGGGTGTTCACGTCCTGCGTGCGGATCGTGTCGACATGCGACTCCAGCTCGACCGGCGTCATCCGCGCGAACGTGATGTCGTCCTTGAGCAGCGCAGCGCCGTAGTCCTCCAGCGGCGCGCTGACAGTCCACTCACCCGTGCGCTTCACAGCGGCAGCCTGCGCCTGCGAACCACGGCGCTGCAGGAAACCGCCCGCCGGCAGCTTGTACTTGAACGTGTGCTCGCTGGTCGTCGATCCCACGAGCATCGATTCCATCTGCGCAACTTCGGCGTTGTGCATCTGGAAGTACTCGGCGATCCCGTCGTAAATCACCTGCTGACCGAGACGCGACAGAAACTCGTGATCGGTTTCGTTGACGCCCAGAAGGCCAAGTAGTGCACCCATGATATGTTCTCAGCCTCCTACAGCGTGCTCAGCCAATTGGCTTCGAAGTACAGGACTTTAGTGCGCGTCTCGTCGCTCACCGGAACGACGACCCCCGCAACCACACTGACCGTGCCGGCTGCGGTGTCGAGCTTGCCCGCCGTGTTGCTCAGGTAGACCTTCGCAGCGTAGGCCAGCCCGCTCACATCGAAACCGCCGATGTGGCCGCGCTTCATGATGCTCACACCCCGGCCCTGAATCGACGTGATGATGCCCGCGCACTTGGCAGTGCCAGCCGCGCCCGCATTCGACGCGACGACCTTGCCCGTGCTGTCGAAATACACCACATCGCCGACCGCCGGCGTGTAACCCGCCGCCGGGATGGCATCGAACTGCTCAGCAGTCCGATACAGCACACCCGGGTTCGATACAGCAATAACCGTCATGCTTCACCTCACTCAGAATTTGACAATCGGATTCGGCTTCACCGGCTTGGGCTGCTTGCCGTTCCCACGCGTGCCGCCGTCGAGGCCGGGTGCGCGCGTCTGGCGCAGCTTGTCGCCGTGCTTGGTGAGGTACTCCGCCTGCTGCAGAGGCGTCATCGTGCTGAGCAGTTCCTGTATGTGATCCGGCAGCCCCTCGCGCTGAGCCTTGAGCTGCTCTTCGTACAGCGCCTTGTAGCGCTTGAGCTCATCGATCTCAGCAGCCAGCTTCTCTGCCTTCTCCCTCTCGGTCGTGTACAGCGCCTCGAACTCGCCGCGCTTCTCGGCTTCTTCCTTCTTGCGCTTTTCCTCGGCGGCCTGCGCCTCGGCCTGCGCCGTCCGGAATGCCTCAAGCTCTTTTTCGAGCTCCTTGCGCCGCTGGTTCACCTCAGTGAACCGCTCGTATGGAACCGTGGCGGGTGTGTCGGTGTTTTTCGTCCCCGCGGACGAGCCACCCGTGCCGGTCTCGGTCGACTGCTGCGCAGCCGTGCCCGCCGATTCGCTCTCCTGCTCCTCGGCATACCACGTCCGCCGCCGCAGCAGCGATAGTCCCTCACCTGTGTTGCGCTGCGCAGCGCGCAGCAGTTGGTACGTGTGCATGTGCCTCTCCGGGTTTAACGTCTCCGCGACGATATCAGCCATGCGATTGCAGTTACTGTACGTAGGCTGTCAAACCTACGCCTTGCCGATCTCGGTGTTGAACAACGACAGCTTGATTTTGCCAGCCGTCGACGCGACCCCGAGGATCGACACAAAGTCGGCAGTCAGCAGGTCGGCCCACGGAGCCACGCCGCCAGCCGTCGGGCTGACCACGTACACCGTGCCCACAACCACCGTGCCGCCGATGTTGATCGTCCCGCCGGTCTGGTACGTGACCGGCTGGTCGAGCGCCGCGTTGTTGAGCGCAATGCCCGCCGCCTTGCTCGACACCAGCACGTCCGCGTCCGCCAGCTCGAGCTTGCCGGTCGTGCGGTTCAGGTAAACCACCTGCCCCGCCGTGATCGCGACGCCCGCCGTGCCCGTGCCTGTCACGGCATCGGAATCCGGCTTCACGCTTGCCGCTGTAATCGTGACGTCTACCATGTTCCATCATCCTTTTCAGACTTTCGATACGTCAGATAAAGCGTATGCAGGCTGTCAAATCAAAACGCGCCCGGAGGCGCGCCTGAATTCACGTTTATGTAAACGCGTTTACAAATCACTCGCGCGGCAGCAAACTCGACAGACTCGCGACGTTGACCTGTGGCCCGAACAACTCGTCTGTGTGGTAGCGCACGAACTGCGGAAGCTGCACGACGCCCCGCTGCCATGCCTCGTAGGCCCCCGGCCCCATCACCCGCTGCTGAATGTCCCCCGGTTGCGCCGTGAACCACTCCTCGCCGGTCTGCATGTTCAGCGGTATCCCGCGCAGCTTTGTCACCGACGTGCACCGCCCGTTCCAGTGATCGGCCACCGCCTCCCCGATTTCGAGGCGCGTCCCATGCAGCAGGATGCAGGCGAGGCACACCCGCGCGTCCAGCGCCGCGACCCGGATCGCATATTCGGCGATGTCCGCGTTGGCCGCCTGACTGGCCGCCGTCGCCTGCCGGTAGCTCGTCAGGTACGTCGTCCGCGTGAGCGCCTGCGCATACGACGCCGGCAGCACCTCGGCGGCCCGGCGCAGTTCACGCGCCACGGTCAGCGGATTTTTCCCAAACACGAAGCCCCGCAGGAGTGTGTTTTTGATCGGAACCTGCACCTGCTCCCCATATTTCGCCAGTGCCTTATCCCACGCCGGCCCGGTGGTGAGCGTCGCAATCCGGTTGATCGCCTCGGCGCTAGGCCTGTTCCAGGCCACGAGGCTGCGCGCGGCCTGTAGCTCCCACTGGGGAGCCACGAACGACAGCGGAAGCTGGCGAGCCACCTCGTGCGCCGTGTTAGACGCGCTGGTCACCAGATCCGTGGCGCTGTCATCGATCACCCGCCGCGTCCGGTCGAGCACCGCCTGTAGATCTGACTGCAGCGCCACAACCACCGCGTTGTTGGGCGTCAGACGCTCGCCGGCTGCCGTCAATCGCTCTGCCTCCCGCTGCAGCTCCTGCAAGCGCGGCTCAATGGACGCCCGGCCATCGGCCAGCGCTCGCGCCACCGGCGTCACCGCCTGCGTGTACCCGCCGTCGATCAGGCGGGTGAGCAGGGACTGCGCCCCTTCCCACTGCCTGCTGGGCATCATAGGGCAGGCTCCACCGCCCCGTTAACGAGCGCCCGCGGGACGCTGTTCGCACCGGGAGCGTCGCGCACCGCCGCCGGCGAGCCAAACCCCGGCATCTGGTTGATCAGCGCGTTGATCTGCGCATCGCGCGTCCCCTCGATCTGATCCTTGATCTCCGCTATGCGCTCCTCGCTCAGCCCCAGCAGCGCCCCCACCTGATTGATGATCTCATCGGAGCCTTCGAGGTGCTTCGACACGAGGTTGATGATCTGCGCCCTCTCGGTCTCGCTGCGCGTCTGTGCGTCCTTCCAGACCGCCCGCCAGCGCTGCACCACCGGGGCGGCCTCGCTGCCATAGGCGTCCTGCACCGCCGCCGCCAGCCGGAGCACCCGCTCCCACGCGTTGCCCAGCACGATATGCGCCCGCCGGATCTCGCCGAGCAGGTTGGTCTCGCGCTGCTTGAGCGCCTCGCCCGAGATGTTCGCGCCTTCCGGATCGGGAATATGCGCCGTCTTGCTGATGGCGTTATCGAACCACATGATCGTGTCGATAAACGGAGTCAGCGCCGCGCCCTTGATCTGATCCAGCCGGATCGATTTGAGCCAGTTGGCGACCTCCTCGCCGGGGCGCATCGTCTTGCCGCTGGCGTCCGTGGGCACGATCTCGTAAAACATCCCCGGCAGCACCTTCGCCGGCGCGGGATAGCCGATGATCACGTTGACAGGGAAGGCCCCCAGCAGCGCCGTGCCTACCATCGAGTGCATCGTCACGTTGAGGCCGTGCTGCAGCGGCACGATATTTTTGAGCTTGCTCATGCCGTGCGCGTCCTTCTGCTGGCCCTGCCCGCGCGCCGGGAACTGCACCACCGGCACGCCAATCGGCGCGCGTGTGCGCGGGTTCACCCAGGGCAGCGGCCACACCTCCGGCTCGTCCGGGTCGATGTACCGCTCCGACTGGCCCTCCCGGACGATGTACTTCTCGACCCGGTCGGCGTAGTACAGGTTCACTCGCGTCACGTCCTTGTTTTCGTCGAGCGTCTCGTTCCAGACCTTGATCGCTACCTCGATCACCGCCGGATCGGCCCGGTTGTGCAGTACGAGCATGCCGCTCTCGCCATCGAACGCCGGTTCGCGCGTGAATACCGGCTTGCGCGCCTCGTTGTCCCACGACACCATCAAGTAGCCGTCCCCATCCCGGTAGGCGTCGTCGTAAACCTCGATCTGGAGGCTGTCAAAGTAGTTCCAGTCGAGCAGATCCGAGGCCCACTTGTTGGCACGCTCTGCGCCGGCCTCGCCTACCACACCATCCGCGCTCATGCTCAGTACCTGCAGCCGGTTGGTGATCGTCTCGACCGCGTCGGAGCACTTGTTGTAGTTGAAGTCCTGCCCCTCTTTCAGGTTGAGCAGCTGGCGCATTTGCTCGTTCAGACCGCTGTCCTGATCGCCATCCATGTACTGGCGATACATCGCCACGCGCGCGGCCAGCGCTTTGTTCTCGGTAGTCCAGCGTGTCTGCGCCAGCACTCGTCCACTGCCATCGTTGATCAACTTTGCGATTTTATCGATGATGGTCATGCGTATTTCCTCGTTTCGCTCGTCAGATTTACCGCGTTGTCATCGTCGTCGACGCCCATCACCAGATAGCGCAGGGCGTCGGCCCCGTGGTCGTTAGCCTTCACTGGTTCTTCGAGGTAAGCGTCATCACCCTTCCCCTTTCGCCACGAGTACTGCTCCAATTCCTTGGATGTGGCCGCGATCGACGGCAGCATGAGCAAGCGCGGCTCGCCATCCGCCCGGCGCGTCAGCCGCCGCCGCACGGCCTGCAGCCCGGTCGAAACCGTGTTGTTGGCTTTGGCCGCCGGCAGCCCCGCGTCCCGGAACTGCGCGATGTAGTCCGGCTTCGAGGGGTCGCACCACAGCGCGGAGAGCTGATACGTCTCGTGCAGGTCTTTGGCAATCAGCGTCCAGTCGTCGATATGCCGCTGGCGCTGGTACTCCTCGTGCACCACCCACAGCCGGCCATCGTAGTCCTCGCCGGCCACGAGGATCACCCCCGGGTTGGTAAATCCCCAGTCCACGCCGGCGTAAAACGCCTTGTACTCCGCCGGCTGCTGACTGCGCACGTGGTAATCCCGGCTGAACTCCGGGTAGATCAACCCCGCGAACGCCACAAACTCGCCCATCAGTTCCTGCTGATAGAAGTCGCCGCTGTACGCCTCGCCCCATGCATCGACGATCTCGCGCGCCAGCGACAGGTTCTCCTCCGTCGTCATCCGGAAGAGCTTCCAGCCCTTCGAGGGATGCTGGACAAACATCTCGTAGATCCAGTCGCGCCCCTTTGGCGTGGTCGTCAGCCACAGGTGACCGAAGCGCCCGAACTGCCGCAAGCGCCCGAACAGGATGTTGAACGAGAGCTTCGTGCTCAGCGCCGCCTCGTCCATCATCGCCCAGGTCACCGAAGGCCCGCGCAGCACCTCCGGGTTGTCCGTCGACCGGAACAGCACCTCCGACCCGTTTGTGAGCGTGGCGCGCATCTCCGTCTTGTTGAAGTCCACCAGCAAATCGCCGGCAGCCTCCTTGAACGTCCTCAGCGTCGCGTCGCGCAGCATCTGGTAGGTAGGCGCAGTGATAATCCCGAGGTTGGGCGTCGGCACGATCTGCCGCTGCCCGACGTACCCAT